CGGGGTTTTTTACTGGTTGATACTGTTTTTGTCATGTGAGTCACCTCTGACTGAGAGTTTACTCACTTAGCCGCGTGTCCACTATTGCTGGGTAAGATCATTCTTATATTTTTCTCGAACAGAGAGTACTTGTACTTTTCCCACCAGTCGTATAGGATCCTTGCGGATATTGTTCCGTATATTGCTTTATAAGGTTCTGCTATCTCTCCATAACTTTCAAGGTGAACATTGCTAACATTTATAGATTTTGATCGATCATTAGAAAGACCATCCATTATCACTTGTATACCTGCCGGCTCGAATAGCACTGAATACTCATCTCTATTCTCTATATCTTTAAATAATAGAGACCGATTCTGAACCTTTTCCCAAAACTCTATGTCTGATTTTACTTCTTCGCTTGGCTCATGAACCCCTGTATATATAAATACACATATACATTTATATGTAAATCCTGAGATTGCTTCAATTATGGAGTCTTTGTTTCTTAAAAACCTTTCGTTAAATGTTGTAAAGTCGCTGGCTATTACTTTTGCGCATGCGTCTTTGAATCTTCCGAATTCTCTTGTGGTTATAGAACCGTCGCCATTTTTAATATATTTTGACTGAACTATTACTATCTTTCTCGAATTTTTATTAACATAAACTGCATCTATCCCGCCATCATCTTTTCCATCGCAGACAGCATTAGCAGCTAACTCAGGGTCTGGTTCATCACCATACAAGCTGATTGCATGCGCAGCTACACAGCGTGTAATTAGAGTTTCTTTCCTATGCTCTCCTACGGAATTAATATCTTTCATATCAATAAAAGTTCCGTATATAGACTCTAATTGATTAGTTATGCGTACTAAACCTGCTGTTTGCGTGGCTTTGTCGTACTGGGACATCCTTTGCGCTCCTGAACATGTAACAAAATATGATTCGCATTATAAGATTTTTTTAATGTTTAGCCGAAGAGTTTTTTGCATGAGTTATGACATAAGTTTAGTTCGTAGTTCTGCGATATAGTTTTCTCCTGAAAACAAAAAACATCTGGGGCATGAGGTGAGCTCCGAAAGTTGGACATCTCAACGATTATGTCAAGAGCGTCTACTGGGACGTGGTCTGTGTAAACGGTCACTCCTAGTACAAAGCAGACAACAATGCCAGTTTTAATCTAATCCTATACAACAGAAATGTCATTTCACATTTGAACTAATGCACTTTAATATCGTTACTTCAAAATGCTGAACATTTCCCTGATAAAACGCCAGTATGCGTTGCATCACTTCGCTCTTCCGGCACTCGCGACAGATTATGTTTAGACGACTGTCGTAGCGACGTATTTCTCCGTCAGGTAATGACCAGATAAGGTCCGGATCAACCACAGCAGGTTTCTTCACCTTTGCCCTCGAGAGTTTTTTGCGGGCGTTTTGCCAGTCCTTACGCGCCTGTTCAGACGGGAATAACCCGTAGCCGGAGTTGTATACATCGCCACTGGCTACCAGCTCTCTGGCAAGAACGCTCATCAGATATCTAGTCGCACCTGTTTTAGCTTCCAGTTGCCGTAACGTCTCACGACCGCTCTGGCGCACGAGTTCCACCACCTGCCCTTTAATTTTTTCCCGCTCTTCTTGTGTAAAAACTTTTGCCACAAGTCCCCCTTAAAATTACCTCATGACCTGAAATCAACACTTATCCTCTGAAACCAGGCGGAATTTCTGTATCCGGTTCAGAAATATGATTAACACAACGCTGTACAGGTGAACGTCCCAGGCGGATGACCAGTTCGTCCCATTTTTCGCGGAGCTTTGACGGGCTCATGATGTTTTTTACCCAGAATGGATCTCGCTGAACCCGACCAAACATTTCGCAAATTTGTCTGTGGCTTCTGCCATCCAGCATCCGCATTGTGCGCACGTCATTGGCCCAGGCAGTCCAGTTAGGCTCTTTTGGTCGCATGATCTCGCCATCATCACTGGCTGCCTGTTCGTAGAGACCCACGATCCGCCCCCAGATCCACTGCGCACACGCCAAATCCTCCCTGCTACCCCACTGGCGTTTTTTCGCACTAAACACAACCGCGTCGGAGTTCCGGGTTAAAAAATCCTGTTCAGTCGTCTGCGGGTTCGGTTGCGAAGCTTCCGGACGAAAAGTGTTTTTATTCTCTGTAGTAATCTCTGTTGTATTCTCTGTAAGATCATCAGGCCATTTTGACCCGATGACATTGGATCGTTTTGAACCAATGGAGCGTTTCATTTTGACCTCTTCCATCGTGTCATTTTGACCTGATGGAGCGGCGCATTTTGAACCGATGGATTCGTTCAATTTGCCACCATCTAAAAGCTCGCTCCCATAGTTGATCGTGTAGAAATTGGTCATATCGCGCTTTGATTTATTGAGCTTTTCACAACGCAAAAGCCCCAGCGTTTTCAGACTTGCAAACGCGCGCTTTAACGTTGACTCTGACCAGAATGGGAACTGTTCCAGCCATTGTTCCGTTGTGTTATAAATCCAGCGAACACCATCACATTCCATACCGGAGTTGGTATCTCTCAACCAGTAGTGCAGTTGTTGCAAAACAATGGCTTCGTTTAAGCCGATTTTCATTGCCAGCTGCGTGTTTATAACCAGTGGGCGTTCAGCAAAAAGAAGACTCATAATTCCATCCAGCTTTTTGTTGGTATTGCTGTCGATACGCAAGCTTGAAAGCAATTGCTTTTTCTATAAGTTCGTCAGTTTCACGATCTACAACGGCAGGATCTGCAAAAAGCAGTCCGGATTCCACCACATCGCCATATTCTTTATTTAACCCGGCGATCATGTACGTAATACTTTTTCCATCACTGATCTCACGATACAACCTGAAATCACTAATCCGGATAGCCTCCATAATCGCAGGCACTAGCGCCGTGAACTTTTCACGCTTATCCCTGGTGTCGATAGCCTTCCAGCGTTCGAATATCTTCACTCGATTAACGCCAAGCGCTCGCTGATCAACCGCGCCACCTTCATCTGTGACACGCTGAACATCGATGTTCGGGCGCTCTTTCAAAGCCCAGAATGCTTCAGTGATTAATATCGTCGCCTGCTCCTGTGTCATTCCTGGTCGACATATCCAGGCATCCAGAGCCTCACGAGCCTGTTCAGGAGTGATTTTCATTGTTCAACCGCCCCGCCCGCTTCGTCTTACGATATTCATCATAAACTTTGGGATCATACTGAAGCTCCCCGCCAGATGCCTCCTGTAGACGCATCGCGCGACCTTCGGGAACTAAATCCCCTTTCCAGCTATAAAGCGAAGCCAAACGAATACCTGCTGCTTGTGCAAGTTTTGTTTTTGAACCGAAATACAAAAGAGCGTCAGTTTTAAGCATTTAAAACACCTTTATTGTTAGTCATGACTAACAAAATAGATGTTAACAAAAACATAGTCAATACGATTTAGCATTAGCTAACTATGGAAACAAAAAATTTAACTATCGGCGAACGCATTAGGTATCGTCGGAAAAACCTCAAACACACCCAAAGGTCTCTTGCTAAAGCCCTGAAAATCTCCCATGTGTCTGTATCACAATGGGAACGGGATGATAGTGAACCTACAGGGAAGAACCTTTTTGCCCTCAGCAAAGTATTGCAATGCTCACCAACATGGATTCTATTTGGCGATGAAGACAAGCAACCAACACCACCTGTTGAGAAGCCAGTTGCCTTATCCCCCAAAGAACTAGAGCTCCTTGAGCTGTTTAATGCACTGCCAGAATCAGAACAGGATACCCAGCTCGCCGAAATGCGAGCTCGAGTAAAAAACTTCAATAAACTCTTTGAAGAATTACTAAAAGCCCGTCAGCGGACAAATAAAAGATAACATCATCAATGAGTTATCTTTTACCACATCAATCATGTTAGCCATAACATACAAAATCACTTGACCTATATGTTAGCCATGGCTAATCTTATTTGCATCAACACACCGCACGGTGTTCTCAGCAAACAGTTCCGCTACCCCAGCGTTAAGGGGAAATGAGGTCAGCATGGATACTATCGATCTTGGCAACAACGAATCTCTGGTGTACGGCGTGTTTCCCAACCAGGACGGTACGTTCACCGCGATGACGTATACCAAAAGCAAAACGTTTAAAACCGAAAATGGTGCCCGTCGCTGGCTGGAAAGAAACTCAGGTGAGTGATATGGATTTCGACACAATCATGGAAAAGGCTTACGAAGAATACTTCGAAGGTCTTGCCGAAGGCGAAGAAGCTCTCAGCTTCAACGAATTTAAACAGGCGCTTTCCAGTTCGGCAAAATCTAACGGCTGATAAGCGAAACAGCACCGCGAGGAATCAGTATGCAGAAACGAGAACCCGTCATCATCGCGCCAGACTATACCGATGATGAACTTTATGAGTGGATGCACCAGAAAATTAATGCAGCGCAGGATCTGAAATGGGCCAATGAAGCCAGAGCTAAGCAGGCTGAAAATCTGTCCGCTCTGGAGCAGGATATCACCAATCTGGAAAAAGCAGCGGCATTAAGCATTGCCAGAATGATTACATACCCGCGTTAGTAGCTAATCAACAAAGCTAAGGTTAGTAATTAAGGAGTTCTCCACGGGTGAGGTGGAGTGCGTGCGCCGGACACGGGTGAGCATCCGGCATTGACAGTTTACTGAAAGGATATTTCCCTGAAAAGTCAGACCATAACGCGAAAGCGCACGGCGAGGTAGCTGGTTCATAGATAGCCTGTCGTTAAATTTTCGTCGACCGTGCGCTTCCGGTTGTGGCAATCCGCGAAATGGCGCGGCGGTAAGTATGGCGGGGTTATTCCTTCCCCCGTTGAGGACACCGGGTTGTCAGGTTGACCATACGCTTAAGTGACAACCCCGCTGCAACGCCCTCTGTTATCAATTTTCTGGTGACGTTTGGCGGTATCAGTTTTACTCCGTGACTGCTCTGCCGCCCTTTTTAAAGTGAATTTTGTGATGTGGTGAATGCGGCTGAGCGCACGCGGAACAGTTAAAACCAAAAACAGTGTTATGGGTGGATTCTCTGTATCCGGCGTTAATTGTTAACTGGTTAACGTCACCTGGAGGCACCAGGCATCGCATCACAAAATTCATTGTTGAGGACGCGATAATGGAAACGTTATTACCAAACGTTAATACGTCTGAAGGTTGTTTTGAAATTGGTGTCACTATCAGTAACCCTGTATTTACTGAAGATGCCATTAACAAGAGAAAACACGAACGGGAGTTATTAAATAAAATATGCATTCTTTCAATGCTGGCCCGTTTACGTCCGATACAAAAAGGATGCTGGCAATGAATACAGCATTTGCACTTGTTCTGACAGTTTTTCTTGTTTCCGGAGAGCCAGTTGATATTGCAGTCAGTGTTCACAGGACAATGCAGGAGTGTGTGACTGCAGCAACCGAACAGAAAATTCCCGGTAACTGTTACCCGGTCGATAAAGTTATTCACCAGGATAATAACGAAATCCCGGCAGGTCTTTAAAACAGTTCCGTAATAAATATCCGGTTTCATTCTTATATGCCAGCAATGGCAGGGATTTGTTCACCCTTAAATCTGTAATGAGGTAAAACAAAATGAGTAAAGTCTTTATTTGCGCCGCCATTCCGGACGAACAGGCAATAAAGGAAGAAGGTGCAGTCGCTGTAGCCACTGCCATTGAAGCCGGTGATGAATGTCGCGCCCGCGCAAAATTTCACTGGCAATTCCTGGAACATTATCCGGCTGCTCAGGACTGCGCTTATAAATTTATTGTCTGCGAGGATAAACCTGGCATACCCCGCCCTGCCCTCG